CACTGCAATATGGACAAGAAGGAACGTACCTTCCAGAAGACGAGAAGGCGTTCATCCTCAGCCTGGATAAGCAAGTCCGAGCAGCCGACCTCACTGATAAAGGACAGGTTTCCGTTATTCAATCTAATCTCAATCAAATATCTAAGATACTACAGTTAGGTACTTTACCTGAAGATGGTGTCGTAGATGACGAAACTGGGGCATCTATTCAATATTTTATTGATAATAGAGCCCTGTTTCTTGAACATGGGATCACAGAGCATATCAGGGCTAAGAAGTTGGAGCAAATGACTGCTCCAGCTTTTACACCTAATGAGTATGCACCAACAATGGACGAAATGAAAGAACTGGAGGTAGACATTGGAAAGCTCTACGAAGACTAAGGTAAAACCTCAGTCTAACGCTACAACAAATGAAGATGTAATGAAGCACATTATTGATATCAGTAGTCGTGTGGATTACATAATTGAAACTTTAAAGACTCATGCAGATTCAATCAATAAGCAACAACAAGTATTGGATAGAGTTAGAACCAGAATGGGAATATGAAGGTAAAGGTCAATTTATGGTAAGATCTAGACAAGGCTACACATACCTGACCCATGTCTGGCAAGAGACACCCAGTATGGGAATCTCATGGGACAGATAGAGAAGTTCGGGGCATATTTAAAAAAGAAGCTAGTAAGCGAAGACGTTGATCATCGTTGGGCTATATGTCAGGCTTGCCCTGAGCTAACAGAGGCTAATAGATGTAAACAATGTGGTTGCTTTATGAAGTTGAAAACTAAAGTTAAAGCAGCAAAATGTCCAATAGGAAAATGGTAAGTGCGTTAACATAAGGAGATAAAATGCCTTACGGCAAGGGAACATATGGCAAAAAGCGAGGACGACCACCTAAAAAGAAGAAGAAACAAAAGAAATGATTAAGCTTATCGTACTTGCTACATTATTAAATACTGGAGAGATAATGGCCCTACATCCAGATAGTACGAAAACAGAAGCTGGTAGGCGTAGGGGCAAGGGCCAACGTGGAAGAAAACGTGGCGGTGGCGGACTTAGATAAGAATGTAAATGTCAACTTTCACAATGTCTCTAAAGAAGAAGAGTCACTGCGATTGGCATACAAGGATCTTATCTCATTTGGTAAGTTATTTCTACCAGATGATTTTTTACGCTCAGAGACACCACCTTTTCATTATACTGTTGCTGATAAGATTAACGATAAGTCCATAAGGCAAACTGCATTTATAATGCCTAGAGGACATGGAAAGACTGTTCTTACTAAAGCTGATATTATGAGAGACTTTTGTTTTGCTGGTAAGCGAGAAGAATGGGGACTCGAAGATACTGATGAACCCTTTTTTTATGGATGGATATCTGCTACAGCTAAACTGGCAACTGGAAACATGGATTATATTAAATCTCATATTGAGATTAATGATAAGATACAATATTATTTTGGAGATCTAAGAGGAAAAAAATGGACCGAAACAGATATAGAATTAGCCAATGGGTGTAAGCTCATTTCGAAATCGAATATTTCTGGGATTCGGGGTGGGGCTAAGTTGCATAAGAGGTATGACCTCATTGTACTGGACGATTTTGAAGACGAGAACAATACCATCACTTCGGACGCTAGGTCAAAAAACGCTAACCTTATTACTGCTGTTGTTTTCCCTGCTCTGGAGCCTCATACTGGTCGCCTTAGGGTTAACGGTACACCTGTGCATTTTGACAGTTTTATTAACAATCTTATTGTTAATCACGCTAAAGCGAAAGCTAGCGGAGAAGATTTTTCATGGGATGTCTTAATGTATAAAGTGATAGATGATAGAGGTGGAGTGCTTTGGGATTCATGGTTTGGGGCAGAAGAGATGGAAAGGAAGAAGAAATTCTACTCTGATTCTGGTCAACCACACAAATTTTATCAGGAATATATGATGGAAGTACAGAGTGAGGATCATTCTGTATTCAATAGAAATCATATTAAATACTGGGAAGGCTCCTTCTTCCATAATGAAAATGATGGTATATCTTATGTTATACAAGATAATGGCGACATCTTGCCTATTACTGTTTTTACAGGGGTTGATACTGCCACAGATATAAATAGGAGGGATAGCGACTATTCAGTACTTATCACTATTGGGATTGATGAGTTTAATCGTATTTACGTTTTGGATTATGTGCGTCAGCGGAGCCTACCTGTACTTGGAATCCAGGGAGGTGATCAAAAAGGGATTGTGGACTATATATTCGATATTAATGATGCATTTAAACCGCATATGTTTGTTATCGAAGATACGACAATGTCTAGACCAGTTTTTCAAGCACTTAAATCAGAAATGATGCGTAGAAATGATTTTACTGTCAAGTTTAAAGAAGAAAAACCTGGGACTAGGCAGTCTAAGAGAGATAGAATACAATCTGTATTGGCTCAGAGATTCTCTGTTGGTCAAATACATATTAAATCAGAACATTATGACTTACAGCATGAGATAATTACATTTGGACCTCGAATGTCTCATGATGATACAATAGATGCATTAGCATATGCATGTTTACATGCTTACCCTGATGATAATATTAAGGTAAGCAAAGATGGAACTTTTTATAAACATAAGCCTGTCCCTAAGTCATGGATAGTCGCCTAGAGGAAATTATACTTAGAATGAGTAAAATTATTAAGAACATTATAGATAGGGTAATGAAACTAGAGGATATGGCTCACCCACAAAGAGATTTTGTATCCTGTGAAGACTGTAAACAAAAAATAAGAGAGACTGATAATGGCAAGAACTGATAAGACTGCAGACAGAATCCTAAAGCTTTTTGAAGTAGCTGAAGGTGGACTTAGACAGCAATGGGAATTTATAAACCAGAAGGGTTGTGATTTTTCCAATGATAATCAGCTCTCTGCAGAGGAAACCAAGTCACTAGAAGAGCAGGGCATGCCTACATTTACAATTAATCGTATTATACCTGTTGTTGAGATGCTAAACTTTTACGCTACCGCCAATAGGCCTCGGTGGCAAGCTATCGGGGCTGAGGGTAGCGATATAGATGTAGCAGCAGTATTTTCAGATATTGCTGATTATATATGGTATCAGTCTGATGGATCTTCCCTACTCTCAAATGCAGTAAATGATGCAGTCACAAAATCTGTTGGTTATTTAATGGTTACTGTTGATCCCAATGCTGATAGAGGAATGGGTGAAGTTAGCATAGAACAGCCAGATCCTTTTGATGTCTTTGTAGATGCTAAATCTAGAGATATCTTATTTAGAGATGCGGCATATATGATGGTGCGTAAGATATTACCACGTGGTCATTTAAAGTTAAAGTTTCCTGATCAAGCAAGAAAAATACATAATGCATCTTCTAGATATGGAGGTGAAAAGAATTATTCCACTAAAACATATGATAGTGACCAGAAAGATTTCAGCTATAAGGATGTAATATCTGGAGCTGGAGGTGGACATACTAGTGGGGCAGCCTTTTCTGGAGTCGACAGTGCTGGCACTACACATACTGCAGGTACGAGTATGCGTAATTCTTTAAAGGCTAATGAATATGATGAAAAGCTATTGGAGTATTTTGAATGTTACGAAAAAGTAAAGGTTGCTTATATGAATGTCTTTTATCGGGTCCCACCAGATGAAAGGACTCTCCAGCAATTACAACAACAGGTTGATGTTTTTATTAAAGAACTTCAGGCTGAAATGCAAGTACAGTTCCTGGAAAAACAAGTGCAAATGCAAGAAGCACTCGAACGTGGGGACATGATTCAAGAAAGATATGATTTAGAGTTAAATAATGAACAGAAACTAATGCAGCAACAAATTGAAGCAGCCAGACAAGAAAAGATGAGTGAACTGCAGGCTGCATCCTCTAAGGTTGAGAACAAGGTAGTAACTGAAAAAGAATATAAAATTCTCAAAGAAGACAAAATGTTTGATATGATGATTATAGAAGCTGTCAAGTTTTATGATTCTCGTATTAAGCAGACTATAGTAATTGGCGATAAAACTATTAATGAAACTTTCTTGCCTAGTAAGGTTACTGAATATCCACTGATTCCATTTCATTTTAAATGGACAGGTACACCTTACCCAATTAGTGCAGTCTCTCCCTTAATAGGTAAACAGCAGGAATTAAATAAAGCCCATCAACTGATGGTGCATAATGCATCTTTAGGTAGTTCACTTAGATGGATGCATGAGGAGGGTGGAATTGATACTGACTATTGGGAGAAATATGCATCATCACCTGGTGCATTATTGCCTATTAGA